TCTATCCCGTTGTCGTCAACCGTAATAATTGCATCAATCAAACCTGGTTCCTCCCCAGCAGCAGCTTCCACACGCCATCCGACTTCCATATCCCATTGACATAAAAAACTTTTCCATCAAATTCAACCGTAGAATTCACTGTAAGTTTTCTGTCCATATCCTTTTCCCGGACAAAAAGAAGGACAGAAGCTTTGTTCACTTCGTCCTTCCAGTCCTTCTTTAGCTCCTCCAGCCCCTCGTCATCCACGATAACCAGAATGTCCCTGCCGTCAAAATTGTGTGTACTGCTAAAAAAATCATCATCAAAGAAGACTTCGTCAATATCCTCTGTTGTATCCTCTTTAAAACCCATAGGCTCACCCCTGCTTCTCTGCTTTATCCGAAGGCGCCGCCTTTTTACCCGCCTTACTGCTGCCCGCCATATCTTCCTTTTCTTCAATATAGCCTTCCTGGAGCAGAAACCTTTTATCAGGCTCACTCAGCTTTTTGGTAATCGTATCGCCAGGCTTATATACAGTGTTTCCTACTGTCAGCTTAATCTTTGCGCATATCATAAAATATCACCTCCGCCCTGCCCTTCATATGTTTCTTCCTGATAATTCAGCACCGCTTCTTTCAGTTCATCTAACCGCTGTTCGGCATTCAAACCACTCAGTCCGATAGATTCCGCATAAGCAATCACATCCGCCTTTTTCGTCATGGCATTAATTTCATTCTCCGGCTTTAATGTAACCCCATCTAAAGGCTGTTCATCTGTGTCTACGCTGTTTTCACTGGTTTCCTGCGAAACAGGCTCATCATAAATATTTGCCACCAGCCAGCTATCCCAGTCATATGGGTACGGAACCGGCCTTGAAAAAGCCTGCACTTCCACCATGTTGTTTCCCTCATCTGAAACAAGGCGTGGAATAATCTTTTCCGCATAGCTTTTAAAGTTTTTCCCTTCCACATAAGTAACCTGGGCATACACCGTCTCTCCTAATTTCGGATGCAGCATGGCAATGGTGCCCTTTGGGAAAATAGCCTTGACCTTGCCGTCCAAATCCTCATACTGCTCATCATAGGTAAACAGCGTCAGCGTCACGCCATGGATGTTAATTCTTCCGTTGCAGATAACGCCATCCGGCAGTTCCTTTGGATTAATATCGCCCAAATCAACCTTAGCTTTATTAAAGAATTCCAAAAATTCAATATCTGATAATAAAAGTGCAGAAACGTCTGCTGTCATAACTAAATCTGAGACCTTTATCCCCCGGCTTCTAAGAACTGCCGCCATGTCATGAAACAGCAGAATCTTTTCTGATGCCGTCATTGACTTAAAATTCTTTGTCATAAGATAGCGGTTCTTAAATTCGTTTTCATAGAACTGGAGATATTTTAAAGAATACCTTACATCCTTTGCAGCATCCTCCATGCTTGAAAAATGTTTCATTAACACCTTCCCGGTCAGCAGTATTTCAGAACACATTAACTCAATCCGCCTGCAGATTGCCTTTCTCAGGTCATCCATATGTTCCGCCTGAATTTCATTTTCCCTCTCGGCAGGCGTGCGTCCTGACTCCGGCGATTCCCCAAATGCTTTCTTAGAAAGCTCATCAGCCGTAATCGGCATTTTCGGCGCAATATAAGGCGCTTCTACCTCATATGCCCGGTATCCTTCGCTTTCCATGGCAATGCCGCCAACTACAGGCACTACAAATGGGGCAACCTTCCTGCCCTTCCTCTTTGTTTCAATCAGTGCCTTTTCCGAGTAATATACCTTACTGTCCGGAAAGTAGCGGTTATGAATAAATTCCACTACCGGGTACATTTTTTTAATTGTATTGATGAGTTTGTATGTTTCATATACCAATTTTCTAACCTCCCTACTTCAAATAAATTCCTTTTGCGCGTAATGACTCAATATCTCTTTCTGTCAGTTCCACGGATGCAAAACATTCCGATAAGCGGAATGAACCGCTTATATATGCCGGCACCGCCAGTTCGGTATCGTCTTCGGCATAGGGCGTGTTTTCCCCTACAATTACACTCGCTGTACCGCCCTCTGTATGTACTGCATACTTCCCGTCCTTAAAATCCAGGATTTCCCCTCTTTTGAAAATCCCTGTACCCTCTGGAACTGTAACCGTAACATTCTTTGCATCAACCGGGTGGGAACTGTCATAAACCAGCTTATCCCTTTCCACCTTGTATGCTTCTTCGTTAAGCCTCACTATTTTCCTCCTCTCCTGGCATTCACATAGGCTGCCATGTCATCTGCTTCATTTTTAGTTTCTTCCTCCGGCAAGGCAGTGCCTACTTCATCTGCCCCGGAAGCTTTAAAATCCTCCACTGCATTCGTCATGTAAGCTTTAGCCTTTTGCCCATCCTCGACCAATGACTGATATGCCAGCTCTTTTGCCTCCATCCGGTTTTTACCGTACTTTGCGCTGTTAAGCGCTTCGCTTGTCACGCTTGCAGCAAGCAAGTCCAGTTCCTGCAGCCTTTTGTTTTCCGTATCTTCCCCTTCTTTCCTGGAAGCTTCGGCCAAAGCGGCTACCTCTTCTTTCAGCTCCGGATGTTCTGCGCAAACCTCTTCTAATGTCATTTTCCTTTTCTCTCCTTCCTTTTTGTCCTGCACAACGGTTTCTGTATCAGAATCAGCACTGTCGCTGTTATTCTGCAAAGCATGGAGCATATTTAATCCTGCCATAATCTCCCTTGCCTGTTCCTCTGTCATCACAGGCTGCGCGGCATTCATAGCCAGAAGCAGGCTTCCATTATTTGCCTCTGTTCCACCTTCTTCTGCCCCATCTGGATTCCCAAAAAGGTAATCATCTATAAACCCATGTTCAATAGCCTTTTTAGCAGACATATACGTTTCTTTATCCATCATCTCCTGCAGCTCTTCCCTGGACTTTCCAGTCTTCCTGACATACGCATTAATAATCCCTTCATTGTATTCCTTCAGCATATCCGCACAATTCTGCATCTCCTTGTAATCCCCGGATGCACCGACTGTTGTATTGTGAATCATAAAAATGCAGGTATCAGAAGCAAGTGCTTTGTCTGCTGCACATACCAAAAGGGAAGCTGCCGAAGCCGCCGTGATTACATGGGCTGTAACTATTCCCTGATACCCCATTATTGCTGTATACATCTCATACCCGTAACTGCACACTCCGCCGGGTGAATTAATTTCCAAAATTACATCATCCCCCGCTGCTTCATCAAGCTTTGATGATATGTCTTTTGGGCAACATGCATCCCATCCGAAATAGTGATAAATCCACGCTGTTACATTTGATACAATTGGCCCCTTTACTTCAATTTTTACCGCCACTATAAATCCTCCCCTTCTAACTGCCTTCTTGCATCTGCAAGCAATCTGTTTTCTGTTTCCAATATTCTGATATTTTCTTCGTAGTCGCTTCCATTCATGGAAGAACATTCATCCGCATGGGTGGAAAGGCCATTTTCAATCCGCTTAACGGATGCACTGACTTCCTGAAGCGGATTCATGTGTCCCTGCGCAGGGCCGTTCCAGGTAGCATTCGTGTAAGCTTTCTTTACCAGGAGATTATTAAAATACCCCGGTGCTGCAATCCTTCCTTTGCTGACCGCCTCATTAAGCCAAAGCTCATATACTGCCTGGCAGAAATCGTCAATGAACCATTTCCTTCGCATAATAAATGCCTTCCATGTTTCATTCATTGCACCCTTGGATGCGGAAAAGTTATTGGAAAATTTCTTTAACAAAACTTCCGGCGCTATTTCCAGTGCTGCCCCAATCTGGACTGCCATGGATGACACAAAAGCATCATAATTTCCAGAAGGATGTGTTGATTCTACCGCATGGACTCCCTCGCCCACTTTTAGGAAATTAACCGTTCCCGTCCCCACATTAATTTCATCATCCTCACTGTTTCCATCTTCTGTGGAATCTTCCGCATTGCCTTCTTCCTCATCATCTCCTCCCGTAAAGCCTCCCATATCATCACCTGTCTCTGTTGTAATAAAAATTGTAAACAGGGAATTAACAACTGCTGCCATGATTTCAGCCTCTGTATACCTTGTAAGCTGCTTTATAGCCTGGATAACAGGCGCTAAAAAAGGAACGCCCCTGTACTGGTCTGTGCGTTCCCCGTTAAAAATGTGTAATATATTCGGATTCCCTGTCTTTTCTCCCCTTTTCTTTATCCTTTTCCATTTCAGTTTTTCCGTTCCATAGCTTCCCGGAAACCTGTTTACAATATGGTAGGCAACAACCTTCCCTCCTTTGTCAATTTCCACGCCATTGACCACGGTATTTCCATTGTCCTCTTTTTTATCAAAACCGTCATATTCCCCATCAATGCTTCCCTCCGTGCATACCCTGTCAGCTTCAACCAGCTTCAGCCGTAACTGATACGGCATATAAGGTTTTTTCTCGTCGTATTTTATCAATACGAAACCTTCGCCGTTCCGAAGCCAGTCATTAAAAACAATCTGCTGTAATTCATAAAAATTATTCTGGTCGTTATTATCGCACAGGGTCGATTCCGCCCAAATAGAAAATTCCCTTTTAATTAGCCTCTGTGTCTCATTTGCCTCCTCCTGGGTAATCCCTAAAAATTTATAATCTATTTTGGGTTTTGGAACCAGCCCCGAACCAATGCAGTTTGTACGGGTGCTGTTCACGGCTGCCGTGGCAAGCGGTGCGTTCATGGCTAAATCACGGCTTCGCTCCCGCAGGAGTTTTCTGTTTTCCTCGATATCCTCCTTAGCCGAACCGCTGTCCGAATGGTATTTTTTTGCCCAGGTTCTTCTCCTCGAAGCCCCTCCATGGGAATATCCGCTGTTTGTTACCAATTTATCAGTACCAGAATCCGGCTCCATGAATTTATCCAGTATCTTAAGCTTTGCCTGCAATACCTCCGTTTCTGCATCCAGCCTGTTTATTTCATTTCTTGCCCTGGCACGCCGTAACGCAGCGTCTGGGCTTATGCTATTCATTACACTGTCTGTAAGCCGCATATCTCCTCCTATCCAAGCGGAACAACCCTTGCGCTTCTCCGCTTCGTGCTTCCGTGCTTCTCCAATGCCCCTATTTCTGTCTCCAACTCCTTAATAACTTTTTGGACGGATGCCAGGTTTGCCCTTGTCAGTGTCCGGGAACCAATCGTATAAGACTTTCCCTTTAATATTTTTTCCTCTGCATCATAATACCTTTGCAGCCTTTCTTTTTTCATAGCCAACTTCTGTTCTGACATATTCACACCTCAATTCCATTCTGTGATTTTCTTGTTTTTCTCGCTGCCCTCTTTTTCACTTTCATATAATTAATTCCCCTATTCAGTTTTGTTTCCAGCTCACCCCATACCGGCCGCAAGAGTTCGCAGACAGCATAATTATAATTAAAAAGGTCAAGCGGCTCATTCCTGGCGCCGGCCTTCTTAACCCATGCAGTTTTTCTCATGCCTCGCACTACTTTTTCTATCTTGTGCTCCGAGGTGAGGCCTTCGTAATATTCTTTATCATACCCGCGCCCCTTGTTGGCCGGAAAATGGCAGTATCCCTCTCCCGGTTCTTCTATCTTTAACCGGTTTGTAATATCCTCCTTTCCCGAATCCACGCCAAGGATAATAATGGTGGTAGAATCTACAACAACCTCCTGCCCATTCCTGTCCTTCTCTTTAATGTCAACCTTCGTCCTTTTGTATATCAAGGGGATTCCTTCCTTTTGGGCATAACCCTTCACGCCATAAACACGTTTTCCCTTTTTCTTCATGGCCTTAATCCATTTATATGTGCGGTTCGTGTGATGCCCTCCGGTGTCTATGGCGAAAGCGGCGATATTTAACCCCCTGCCATCCTCAAAATAAAACGTTGTTTTTAAATACTCTTCCAGCTCATCCCATATTTTTTTCCTTTCCAAATCCCCGTAAAGTTCTGTTTTGTATATCCCCCAGGTTTCATAGTCCCTTGCCCATCCCCTTACTTCGATTTCAAACCGGTTATCCTGCACATCCACAGATGCCGTCAGGAGCAAAACCCCGTCCGGGATATCCGCTGCATAGTATTCCGCCCGCTCCGCAAGGGCCTCATCACTTACAGCCCCTTCGTCTAACTCCGTCTCCTCCCAGCATTCCCCAAGCTTGGTATTGATAAATGTTTTTAAATCGTTGACATCATGGTATTTCTCTAATTTCCTTTGCGCCTTCTGGAACTCTTCTATCAGCTCCTGCCATGTCATCCATGGCGATGCAAGCCCGCTAAGATGAAATGACCTGTACTTTTTTCTCTCCGGGTGTTTGGCAATCCACTTATGCGGAGAGCCTTTCCAGTCTGCTTCCGATATTTCCTCCCCACAATTGATGCATCTCATTGAAACTGTATTAAATACAACCCTTTTAAAATCATACGGCTGCCATGTACCGCAGCACGGGCACTCTACGCACCATTCCTCCATGCTGCCGTTATTATACGCATCCTCTATCTTGCTTTTACCCGCTATCGTCGGGGTGGATGTTTTAATGCGTTTTTTATTCCAGTATGTTATGGAACGCGCCTCAGCCAGATTAATCGGGTTTCCTTCCCCGCCTGCCGATTCCGGGAAACGGTCTGTCTCATCCATCCAGACAACACGGACAGGCATGGAAGAGAGCGACGCAGCCGAATTTGCCCCTGCCACAACAATGTGCCCGCCTGGATACGTTTTCAGGAAAATTGTATTATCTGAATCCCGTGACTTTGCCGGATTGATTTTTTCCCGCAGTACAGGAATATCCCTGATTAACTTGGCTAGCCTCATCTTAGAAAACTTCTCCCCAAGGGTAAGTGTCGGCATCACAATCAGTTGTTCCGACGGCTCATGGTCTACATAGTAACCAAGCCCGCACAATATGATTGTTGTTTTTCCTGCCTGGGCAGAGGACATGACTGCCACATCCATTACATATGGGTCTGTTATTGCATCCATAATAGCCTTTTGGTATGGCACATTGTCTGTATTGAATTTTCCTGATTCGTTAGAGCCTTCCGGCAGGACCATATTCTCATCTGCCCACTGGCTTATTGTCATATGCGCTTTTGGCCGGAGCGCTTTCGTCAAGCCGCACATAAAAGCCAGCGTATGGTAATTAACCTCCTTATTCTTCGCGGACATCTGCGTTTAACTCCTTTATTTTCCTGTAATCAAGTAAATCATCCTCCTCAAATTCCATATGCTCCTCCGCATAATAGTCTGCCGGGTTATAATCTGCCAGTTCATTAAGCGCTTCCTCAACCTCCTTGCGCAGTATTTCCACAATTTCCTCTTTCGGCTTTCTTTGCAGCTTCGGCGCAAGTTTGGATGGAAATGCCATCATTTTTGAGCGGAACTTTGTAAACATATCTGTAATTACGCTCCCAACATCCGAAGACTTATGAACCTGCCCCTTAATCAACTGCAAATTAATATCCGTAATCATTGCTTTTAAGTGTTCATGCTTTGCCTTCTCCTGTTCCCAGTTTAATTCCCCCTGTTCAAAGTCAGAAGTCAGCTTCTCGCCGCTTTTGGCGATTTTAAGGTTTACGATATAATTTTTTACGGATTTCAACAGCATATATTTTCCATGGCTGTTTCTAACCAGTATTCCCTCCTCCGCCAGATTGCGTATCTGCCGGTCTCCCACCCCGATTATATCTCCCAGTACCTTTGCTGAAACTGTTACTGCAAAAATATCTCCCGCATTCCGTGTCTCCGCCATCCTGATATCACCTCATTTCGGAAATGGCAATCCCATTTTTTTTATATATAAAACTGGCGCCCTTTTGGGCTCAGCCGACCCGCAAGCAAATTTTGAGCCCCTCGAAAGAACCTATGTTCGCCCCTGTTCGAACCCCCAAAATTCACCTATTTTAATATTTTTCACTACACCAGTAAGTTTGACATATTGTAGTATTGTGTCAAACTAAAAATTCCCCTGCATTATAATGTAGCTTTTTTCTTTTTCCTTTTCAGTTTTACATTGGCTCAATATGTCAAGCTGTCTGCATAATCCTTTTTTTACTTCCGCTTTCAGAAAAGAAGCGCGCAAAAAACCTACTTCCGATAGCTCAGATTTTTCACCGCAGAATCCATAGTATCCTGTGTAATCCCTATATAACGAAGCGTATACTCCTGTGTCGCATGGTTTAGTATCTTTTGGATTGTTACAATATCATGCGTCTGCTGGTACATATGGTATCCAAAGGTCTTCCGCAAAGTATGTGTTCCGATAGATTCCAAGCCAAAATATTTCCCTGCCCTGCGTAAAATGCTCCACGCCTGCTGTCTTGATATAGGCTGGTTACATCCCTGCCTTGATGGAAATAAAAACTCATAATCTTTCCTGCCATTTATGTAATTCGCAAGGCCTGCCTTTAGGACTTTATTTAAAGGAAATTTCCTTTCCTTGCCGGTTTTCTTTTCCCGCATAATTATTTTTTCTTTTCCCCTGACATCCCTGATGCGCAGCTTCAAAATATCCGATATCCGAAGCCCTGAATAAATTCCAAACAGGAAAAGAATATAATTTCTCTCCGATTGTTCCCGTAGATAATCAGCGATATCATTCACCAGGGAAACATCCCGTATTGGCTCTACCGTATTCACCTGCTCCCTCCTTTCCGCCATCAGCTTCATACTTTCATTTTCCCTACGTAAAAACGCACAGCCCTGTAAAACGACTGTGCGCAAGAAAAAAATGTAGCAATATGAAAATTTGCAATATTTTTTTATTTTAAAGTATAACAGAAAAAAACCGTCAAAACCGTCGTTTTAAAAATTTTATAAAAATTTTATAATTTCATTTAGGTTTTCTGTTCATTGCAGTTATTCATATTAATCTATTTGCTGTTTTGAATATACCTGTCATGCTTGCAGCGGCAACTGTTTTCCGTATACTTTTCCTTCTGATATAATTCATTCATCCTGCGTGCAACCTGCATCCATGTCAGATTCTCTATGTAATACAGTGTAAGTATGTTTTGCAGCTCAATATCCGTAATGGAATCTATAAATGCTTCCACTTCGTTTATCAGTAATAGTAAATTCATTTCCTGCTGTTCTAAAATTTGCCTGCGGAGTTTAAGTTGATATTCTGCCTCTCTATATTCAGGAACAGGAAAACCGGAAATCTTTACCGTGCCTAAAGGGTTCTTTCCCCTTTTCCCCCTGGTTACGGTATCGCCTACCAATCCATATTCTGTATGCTCCAGCTTTTCTATTTTTTGATTTAATTTGTCCACTGCTCCGCGCAAATGCCTGATGCGCGCTTTAGCATCTGAATACTTTTGCAATATATCTTTTTCCACTCTACCATACTCCTTTAATAAACTGCTAAACATCATTCTATTTTTGCAAAAGCTGGCGTTCTAATTCATTTAGCTCACTTTGTGTTACATCTCTTTCCGCAAAGCTCTTCGCCTGGCTTTTCTTATTCTTCCTCTCTCCCGGAACATAATTTGCATCAAGATAATCCACATAGCCACTGGTAAAAAATGTGCTGCCGTTCTGTGGTTTTCTCCAGTCACTATCCTTTTCCAGCTCGTCGGTGTATCTGCCTATTGCTCTGACCATTTCATCATAGCCCACTTTAAGTAGGCGCTGCTTAGCAGCCAAAGATACTTGCCCCTTGCCTTTCTTGACAGGATATAATTCCCAAAGCTTTTCAAACAGCTCCAAAGCCTCTTTTTTGCACAAAGTATTTTTATTATTCCCTGTTTTCTTTTCTTTCTTTTCTTCTATTGTTGGGAATAGATTGGGAATAGATTGGGAATCGTTTGGTATTTGTTTGGTAATATTTTGGTATGTATCATAGTTAGATACCGTAATTACAGTATATTTGTTTGTTATCTGTTTGGTAAGTTCTCCTGTTTTATATAAATGTTTTAGGGCTGTTCTTACCTCATCATCTGTAAGGTTTAATTCTATGGCAAGTTTCTTCACAGAAGTAACGAATGAACCTCTGGGGACCACCTTTCCTTCAAACCTGCCATCTTTCCAATTTGCCTTTAGCAGACAATGAAAAAACACATTTTTTGTATGCTCATTCCTGTACCACTCCCATTCCAGTATTTTTCGGTCAATCTTAATATAATCACCCATGCCAGCCACCCGCCTTCTTCAATAAAATTATCCCCTTACTTTTCGTTATACGATTCTGGCAATGGCTGCCATGCAATAACCTTAAACTGCACGCCTCGGTCACCTCCACTCCATTTCCCATCAATTGTATGTAAAGTTTTAGTTGTTCTTTGCCCATCTTCAAATTCTACAGTGACATTTACTTCATCAGAAATCTTTTCAAACATTGCATTATTCCATTTGTCAGTGCCTTTTAGTTTAGAAAACATACTGTCATGTTCCTTTGGCAACCGCTCACTGCATGGAATCCACACGCCTTTATGCATCCTCTCATACAAAACATTCATAATTTTTTTCTTTGATGGATTTGGTATATCGCTATTCTTTACTTCTGCTATACACTCTTTTAAATCCTGTTTTGTCATTTTTGCCACTCCCTATTTATTGCTTGCCCACATTCAGGGCAATGCTTATATTCTTCATATTCAATCTCATAACTTTTACCACAGTTCGGACAATCGTACATATCGTAAA